GGCTTCACATTCACCATCTCGTCGGAGGCGCCGGAAGGAAGCACGACCGCAGAAACCTTCTGCGTCTGTGCATGTGGTGCCATCACGGTCTTCACTCAGGCGGGGTGCATAACCTCACGCCAGGGATGTGCCTTGCTGCCAAGCGTGAGGTGGATGACTCCCACTACGACCCGACGTTTCTCGCCAGCCTGCGGCACCGCAGGCATCTTGGCTACGGCCCGGAGGTGTATCCGGGACGCGTTCTCTGGCATCGCAGCCGCAATGGGATTCCGCAGGAGCTGATCGACATGGCAATCAACAGTCGCCGCAAGGGCAAGGTCGGGGAGCTCGAGGCCGCCAGTGAGCTGAATCGCTTGCTGCCGAAGTCGTTGGCTCGTCGGGCACAGCAGCACAGCGGCACCGAGAGTGCGTCCGACCTGATTGCTCCTGGCCTCCCGGGCCTGTGGCTGGAGGTCAAGCGGGTGCAAAAGCTGAACCTCACTGAGGTGATGGATAAGTCGAGGGAGCAGTGCGGGGCGCTTGTGCCTGTGGTGCTTCATCGCAAGAACGACGCGGAATGGCTGGTGACATTTCCGCTTGAGCAGATCCAGCAGTTCGTGCAGCAGATTCAAGGAGGGATGTGATGCCTAAGAATCATGAGTTTCTCATCAACAAGGTGCGATGGCTGTGGCGATACGCCCGGCTTCGTGGGTCTGCGGACGGCTATGCGTTCGTCAAGACGCCGAAGACTCCAAGCACGCCTGAGCGAATCCTGATCGACGAGCGACTGTCTGGCCGCAAGCGGCTTGAAATCGAGATCCACGAATTCCTTCATGCGGCAAATCCCACGCATGACGAGGAGCATGTCACCCAGCAGGGGCGCGACCTGTCTCGCATCCTGTGGGCGTTGGGCTACCGGCCCAAGGAGGGGCAATGAAGGTAGATCTTGAGTGGTTCGAGGTCAGTCGGGCCGCACTGGTTGGCGTCTCTCGCAACGTCGAGGCGATGCGCAAGCAGTGTCAGAATCGCAGCACGGTGCCCGACGACTGGGGCATCCACATCCTTGGTGCGCTGGGCGAGTGCGCGTTCGCCAAGGCAACGAACAGGTACTGGAACGGCAGCGTCAACACCTTCAAGCGTGGCGGCGACGTTGGTCGCATCCAGGTTCGGACCCGAGCAAGGCACGACCACGATCTGATCGTGCGACCCCAGGACAAGAGTGAGGATGTCTTCGTCTTGGTGACGGGCGGCCCCAGCAGCTTTGAGATTCAAGGCTGGTGCGTAGGCGAAGAGGCCAAGCAGGATGCGTTCACTGCCAATCATGGCGGCTACGGAGAGGCGTACTTCGTGCCAGCCAAGTCCCTGCGGACCCCAGAGCAACTCGTAGTGGGAGGTGAGGAATGAAGAAGACGATCATGCAGACCTACACCGGCAAGCTCATCGACTTGTCGCACTTCCGGCCGAGTGACGTTCGGCTCCCGGACATCGCCCACGCTCTCGCTTGCATCAATCGCTTTACCGGGCACAGCCGGGTGCCGTACTCGGTCGCCCAGCACAGCGTTCTGGTCAGTGAGCTGACCCCGCCCGAGCATGCCCTCTGGGGGCTTTTGCACGACGCCAGCGAGGCATACCTGGGGGACGTTGCCACGCCGCTCAAGTCCATGCTCGACGGCTATCGCGAGCTTGAGGAGGACGTCCAGCGGTCGATCGCCACGCACTTCGGCCTCCAGTGGCCGATGCCAGGGGCCGTTCACGTGGCCGACCGGCAGGCCCTGATGGCCGAGAAGCGAGACCTCATAACGGTGAACAACGACTGGGGAATCGATGCCCAGCCTGCGGCAGTTGTGGTAGTGCCCTGTGGATGGGCGCATGCCAAGGAGCAGTTCGAGAAGAGGTTTAAGGAGTTGTACCGATGAAGACTGTGGAGCGGTCGAAGGTGATGTACGAGAGCGGTGCGGTGCGGTCGAGCGATGCTGAGGAGACTCGCTATGACCTCATTACGCCGGTTGGATTGGCAGCGGTGGCACGGGCGTGTGCGGAAGGTGCGCAGAGGTACGGCGACTTCAACTGGGAGAAGGGCATGCCCGCAAACGACATGCTCAATCACGCCATCAGGCACCTGTACATGTTCCTTGGAGGGGACAGGGCGGAGGATCACTTGGGTCATGCGGCGTGGAATGTCATGGCGGCAATCCACTCCCTCGAGGTCTGGCCGGAGATCAACGAGGGCACCTTGCGTTCCGGCTTTTTGGAACCACCGGGAGGTTGAATGCGAGACGTCGCCGTAACGGACTACGACGACCAGGGGATTGTTGAGCACTGCGAAGCCGGGTGGAGGCGGTTTTGCTGTGACGCCATAGCCAGGGCGTACTTTCACCTGCGGGCCTTGGGCCGCCGGGCGGCCGGGTGCGGCGGTGCGGTGCGTTGGCCGCGAGACAGGATGGCCAAGGAGGTTCTTCGGCGGCAGGTAGCCGCCTGCACGTGGGTTTTCAATGGCACTGGCGGCGAGTTCACCTTCGACCAGACCTGCGCGGACGTTGGCCTAGACCCGGATTTGCTGCGTCGGAAGTTCGTGTCCGCGTGCGGTCTTCCCAGGGACATAAATCTATTGGTCCGCATGGTCCAGTCCAAGAAGGAGCGCTCCCGTGATCTCTCTCTCAGACAAGATTCGCCTGCTTGTGGAGTGGGCTCCGGGCTTGTCGCTGCTGTCCGCGCTGTCCGCAGCTCGGACGCCCGCCGACCGGGCCGACGCGGCGCTCAAGCTCATGCAGTTTGTTGCTACCAAAACGGCCACTCCGATTGACGACGAGGTCGTGGCTCGGCTGCGAGCCTTGCTCCAGACCAAGGAGGGCTACGAACTGTTTGAGTACGTGGTCGGGCTGGTCTCTGCATTGACGGTCAAGGAGGCTCTGGCGTCGTGACCCTGGAGCAGCTTCTCCGTACTGCGGCGGTGGTGGCGGCGGTGGTCGTCCTGGCGGCTCCGTATCAAGACCTCATCGTGGCCAAGGCCCGGGCGGCCGCAGGCTGGATTCAGTCGCACGCGGGTGGTATCAGTCGCGTGGTGGCCGCCTTGCTGATCGTAGCGGCTGCGTGGGGGAAGTTCCCGACCCCGACGTTCATGGTTGACCTTCCCAGGGCTGGGGTTGCCGTCCCCGAGCCGAGCATTGCCCTGCGTGCGTTGGTTGGTCCCGTGCGGCAAGCCCTCGAAGGGGCCACTCCGCAGGCCCGGGCGGCGTGGTCGGATGTCTGGAGCAAGGCCGCCAAGGTCGTGGAGGCCGAGACGGCGGAGAAAGACCAGATCTTCAAGGACGTTCCGTCGCTTCGGATCCTGACCGTAACGGCCCTGGACATCGGCTGGCGGCGGCTGTCGGGCGTCGCCCCTGGCTCGCTGCCAGGGCTTAAGGCGGGCGTCGAGGAAGCACTGGCGTCGGCCGTCGGCAAGGACGCAAGGCCCCTCACGGACGAAATGCGGGCCTCCTACGTGGATGTGGCCATGGCTCTGGCGTGGGCTGGGCAGAGGTGACCGGTGGCGAACTACCATTCGTTTGGCTACGTCCCGGATCCGGCTGGGGCAGAGAGGTTTGCAGCCTCGCTGCCTCACCCGACGTTCTCGTCTGCGGCCCCTGACTGCACGGCCAGCGGCAAGGACGTCTTCCTGTGGCCAGCCCTCCTGCAATGCTCCCCCCGCTGGAAGCGAGGGAGTCAGGGTTCGGTGGGTTCGTGCGTCGGCTGGGCGGCCAGCCTGGGGGTGGACGTCACGGCGGCCTGCGACATCGCCTACCGGCATGAGCCAGAGGAGTGGCGGGGCCGCACCATCGAAAGTTCCCTGTACGGCTTCTCCCGTGTCGAGGCGCGTGGGCAGAAGGTGAACACTGGGGGCGACGGCTCGACTGGCTGGCACGCCGCCAAGGCCATTCGCGAGCTTGGGTGCCTCCACTACGGCGTGGACTACGGCGGCGTGGTGATCCAGGAGAAGGGCAAGGAGGCGAGGGACAGAGACTGGGGCCGCAATGGAGTGCCAGACAAGCTCGAGCCTTTCGCGAAGGAGCGGCGGTGCAGCGAGGTGACGCTGGTCACCACGTTCGAGGAGGCGGCCGCTGCCATCTCCAACGGCTTCCCGGTCGTGGTCTGCTCGGGAGTCGGCTTTAGCATGACCCGGGACGACGACGGCTTCTGCCGCCCTGGTCCGACTTGGTGGCACGCCATGCTCCTGGCAGCGGTGAGGTGGGGCAAGCGGCCCGGCCTCAAGTGCTTCAACTCCTGGGGGGACAGTAACACTCGCGGCAAGCACTACCCCGAAGACCTGCCTCCTGCGATTGCCAACTGCTCGTTTTGGATCGACGCCGACGTCTGCACCCGCATGCTGTCGGGTCGCGACTCCTACGCCTATGCGGGGTACAGCGGATTCCGCGTGACCCAGATCCCCGACTGGACTGGGGGTGCCCTGTGAGGCCGATCCTTGTGTCCCTTGCCCTGCTGGCGGGCTGTGTTCCCGGCGACGATCCGTCCGTCACGGCCGACCTTGCTGTCGAGACGGCCTGCGGGCTGGTCCGAAGTGAAGCGGATACGCCAGACGATGTGGCCCCGAAGCCGGGCGACCCGTGCCCTAACTGTGACGGTCGTGGGTACGTCGGAGATGGGACTGTGCGTGTAACTTGTCAGGCGTGCGGCGGCGGCAAGGTGGTGAAGTCAGTCCTGGTGCGAGAGTGCCAGGGCGGCCAGTGCAATCTGCGGGGCCTATGAGCATGGACGAGCTGACTGAGTACGTCCGACGCAGGCTCCCGATCAAGGCTCGGCTCATCGGCCCGGAGCGGCTGCGGGCAATCGTAGAGATGGCTGTGTCGCGATGGCCCGCCGACGAACTGTCTGGCTGTCGGCGCGGCTCTTCGCAAGAGGAGGCACTGCTCCAGTCGCTGTCCCAGCAAGTGGGCTTGAGTTACCAAGCCACTCGCCAGGGCGACAACACCTACGGGCTTGTTTGGGTGTTCCTGCTCTCGGCGGTTCTTTCTGGGGTGGTGCAAGCGATCCTTCGGTGGTGGCTCGAGAAAGAAGGCAATCGCCACTCGATGGCGGCATGGAAACGGGGGGCGGCATGA